CCAATAAAAATGGTACCATTCTTTTGAATGAGAATCTTGACCCACAATACCACGACAAAGTAATAAGCCACGAAAAGGTTCACGTTGATCAAATCGAAAGGGGTGACTTAGATTGGGATGGCCCCAATTTCTATTGGAAGGGTAAGAGGTATCCACGATCGTTAAACATGATGGGTACGGGTAAAGAGCCTTGGGAAAAAGAGGCGTATAAAGAAGGTGGGGTACCTTTTGGTAAAATACCCGTTTAATAATTAATAAGAACAAAATCAGACATTGTAGGGGTTAAGTAAGAAGAGTTAGGGTATAATTAAATTTAATAAAATGAAAATAGAAAAAGAAGAGCTTGACAAGATTGTTGAGCAGCAGGTAGAGTTAAACAACCTACTTAAGAGAATAGGTTTTATAGAGACCGAAAAGGATGGCCTTCTAAAGGCATACATGGGGGTGTTGGGTGACTCTAATACTAGCAAGAAGGAGCTTGAGGATAAGTACGGTGCTATCAACATAGACCTATCAGACGGTTCGTACACTAAGGTTGAAACTGAGTAGTTGTGTCTATTATAAGGAAGATAACCATAGGTAAGGAGTACAAGGACAATGCCATGCACTACGCTGTAGGACAGGAGGTATATGGTGGTCATTGCGTGGCAAACATAGAGGACATCGAAAAGGATAATGTGTACAGGATATACATAACCAAGAACGATGAGATTATGCCCTGGAAGGACTTCAACAAGAACATGGGTATATCTGTGGAGTACGACCTAAAATACTAACGCATGAGGAGTGTGTATGACTTTATTATAAAGCCTGTATCTGGAAGGTATAACAATACCAAAGAGATTGGTGGGGTTAGTTTTGTGACCAACACAAAGATTGAGAGTTACAAGAGCGTTAGTAACGAGGCTGAGGTAATAGCCACACCACTATCCATTGTAACCGACATCAGGGTTGGTGACAGGGTGACGGTCCACCATAATGTGTTTAGGAGGTTTTACGACATAAGGGGTAATGAAAAGAATAGTCGTAGCCATATAAAAGAAGATATGTACGCTTGTTCACCAGAGCAGATATATCTTTATGGTGACAATGAATCACACCTTGACTACTGCTTTGTACAGCCAGTTGTTAATGACGATGATTGGTCATCTCAGAAGGAGAAGCCACTTACTGGTATACTTAGGTATGGCAACAAGACGCTTGAAGAACACGATGTACACCCAGGAATGGTTGTGGGGTTTACCCCAGAGTCCGAGTTTGAGTTTGTGGTGGACGGTGAACTATTATATTGTATGAAATCTAAAAATATTGCTTTGACCTATGGAGACGAAGGAAGCGAAACTAAGTATAATCCAAGCTGGACGAACAGCGGTTGAGGAGCTAATTAAGGTGGCTAGGGAGCCGATAGTTACTGGTGGTGAGGATGATGTATCAGCGGACAGATTAAAGAACGCTGCGGCCACTAAAAAGCTTGCAATATTTGATGCCTTTGAAATCCTAAACAGGATTAACGAGGAGGAGAATATGCTGAACAACGTAGAAAAGGTTGAGGCACCAAAAAAGGTGTTCTCTGGTTTTGCTGAAAACAGGTCTAAGAAGTAATGTACGAACAGACGCTAGTAAATATAGTTGATGACCACATAAAGCCACACGTTCTGAAGAGGATGAACAAGGGTAAGAAGTGGAAGTATGGTTATAACAAGGACCACGATGTTGTGGTTATAAGTAAGACTGGACAGGTTGGGGACATATACGAAATACAGGGACTTAAGATAGCGTTACCAACTGAGTCAAATGTGACTAGGTTTAGTGAAAGTAAGTGGGAGTATACAACATACCCAAAGGAGTTGTCTAGGTTTAAGAGTGTTTTTGATTGGAACGAGGCACCAGATGAGTTTAAGAACAAGTGGTTTGACTACATAGACACAGAGTTTACCAGAAGGGAAGAGGGTTTTTGGTTTGTGAACAACAAGAAGCCAATATATATAACTGGCTCTCATTACAACTACCTTCAGTGGTCTAAGATAGATATTGGTAAGCCAGACTTCAGAGAGTCTAACAGATTGTTCTTTATATTTTGGGAGGCTTGTAAGGCTGACCACAGAAGCTACGGGATGTGCTACTTAAAGAATAGACGCTCTGGTTTTTCTTTTATGTCATCAGCAGAAACTGTAAACTTAGCAACACTATCCAGCGACTCAAGGTTTGGTATACTGTCTAAGACAGGACCCGATGCCAAGAAAATGTTCACAGATAAGGTGGTACCGATATCGGTAAACTACCCGTTCTTTTTTAAACCCATACAGGATGGTATGGACAGACCTAAGACAGAGCTTGCGTATCGTGTGCCAGCATCTAAGTTCACTAGAAAGAAGCTGGACAGTAACAACAAGGTTGAGGAAATCACGGGTCTTGACACTACGATAGACTGGAAGAACACGGGAGACAACTCATACGATGGTGAGAAGCTATCCCTGTTGGTGCATGATGAGAGTGGTAAGTGGGAGAAACCCACAAACATACTAAACAACTGGAGGGTTACTAAGACATGTCTGAGGCTGGGTAGCAGGGTGATTGGGAAGTGCATGATGGGTAGCACATCAAACTCTTTGGACAAGGGTGGTGAAAACTTTAAGAAGCTGTACGAGAACTCTGACGTATCAAAAAGAAATGCCAACGGGCAGACGGCATCTGGTCTTTACGGGTTGTTTATACCGATGGAGTGGAACTACGAGGGATACATAGACGAGTACGGATACCCTGTGTTTGAAACACCAGAAGACAAGGTGCTTGACACGTTTGGTAACCAAATACAAATGGGTGTCATTGACTACTGGCAGAACGAGGTAGAGGGCTTGAAGAACGACCAGGATGGTCTTAATGAATTTTACAGGCAGTTCCCTAGAACAGTGGAGCATGCATTTAGGGATGAGGCTAAGAACTCTTTGTTTAACCTCACCAGAATATACCAGCAGATAGATTATAATCAGGACCTTAGAAACACTAACATACTCAGTAAGGGTAACTTTCAGTGGGAGAATGGTATAAAAGATACAAGGGTAATATTCCTACCTAGTAACAACGGAAGGTTTTTAATTTCATGGGTTCCCCCAATAAATCTGCAAAATAGAGTAATACTAAAGAATGGGGTTAAGTATCCTGGGAACGAGCATGTAGGAGCATTTGGTTGTGACAGTTACGACATATCAGGAACCGTAAGTGGCGTAGGTTCAAATGGTTCTCTACACGGACTGACAAAGTTCTCTATGGAGGAGGCACCAGCAAACCACTTTTTTCTGGAGTATATATCCAGACCACAGACCGCTGAGATATTTTTTGAGGATATATTAATGGCTATTATTTTTTACGGTATGCCAATACTTTGTGAGAATAACAAGCCAAGACTTTTATACCACATTAAGAGAAGGGGTTACAGGGGATACTCTATGAACAGACCAGACAGGGTTTGGAACAACCTTTCACAGACAGAAAAAGAGATAGGCGGTATACCTAACTCAAGTGAAGACATTAAGCAGGCTCATGCAGCCGCAATAGAAACTTACATAGACGAGTGTGTTGGTGTCATAGGCGATGACCAGTACGGGGATATGTATTTCGACAGAACATTAAATGACTGGGCAAGGTTTGATATAAACAACAGAACGAAGTTTGATGCGTCTATTAGTTCAGGACTGGCAGTAATGGCCTGTAACAAAAATAGATACGCACCTATAAACAAAGTGGTTAGAAATAACATCAGCCTTGGCTTTAAAAGATATGACAATACTGGTAGTATTTCTAAAATAATAGATAGATGAATATAAGCACAAATCCAAATAGTTCGTTCCCAAGCCAAGTCGTTAGTGACGAGGAAAAAAAGAGCTTTGAGTATGGCGTTCAAGTAGGAAGAGCTATAGAGGGTGAGTGGTTTCATGGGGGGAGAAGTGGTAACAGGTTTGCCACTAACTGGAACAGATACCACAATCTAAGGTTGTACGCTAGAGGTGAGCAGCCAATACAGAAATACAAGGACGAGTTGTCTATAAACGGAGACCTTTCATACCTTAACCTAGACTGGAAGCCAGTGCCAGTGATATCTAAGTTTGTTGACATCGTGGTCAACGGTATGTCTGAAAAGAAGTACAAGATTAATGCATATGCACAAGACCCAGAGTCTATAAAGAAAAGAACAAACTACGCATCTGGTTTATTGAGGGACATTACAGCCAAGGCTGAGATAGAGCAGATAAAACAAACGATGGGTCTTGACCTATACAGCACACCAGACCAGAGTAACCTCCCAGAAACTGAGGAGGAGATATCTATTCATATGCAGCTTAAGTACAAGCCGTCTATAGAGATAGCTGAGGAGGAGGTTATAAACAACACCTTGGACAAGAATAAGTTTGAGTTAATCAGAAGAAGGTTGAACTACGACCTCACAGTTCTTGGTATTGCTGCGGTAAAGACTGATTGGAACAAGGCTGAGGGTGTTGTAATTAATTACTGTGACCCAGCTAAAATGGTTTGGTCATACACAGAAGACCCAAACTTCGAGGACGTGTACTATGTAGGTGAGGTAAGGTCTATAACAATACCAGAACTTAAGAAGCAGTACCCATTTATTTCTGAGGAGGAGCTAGACAGGATATCCAAGATGGGTAACAGGACTGACTATGTTGTTGGTTGGAACGACTATGACGAGAACACGGTACAGGTTTTGTACTTTGAGTATAAGACATATATGAACCAGGTGTTTAAGTTAAAGCAAACTGGTAATGGTCTTGAAAAGATTATAGAAAAAACAGATTCTTTTAACCCACCAGAATCAGACACATTTAAAAAGGTATCCAGAACTATAGAGGTTTTGTATACTGGGGCTAAGATTCTTGGTTACGACCAGATGATTGATTGGAAACTTTCTGAGAACATGACCCGACCATACGCTGACACTACAAAGGTTCAGATGAACTATTCAATCTCATCACCCCGTATGTACAAGGGAAGGATAGAGTCTACGGTTAGTAAGATTACTGGGTTTGCAGATATGATAAACATAACAAACCTGAAGATACAGCAGGTGATATCAAGGCTTGTTCCTGACGGTGTTTATTTGGATATAGATGGGCTTGCGGAGGTTGACTTGGGTAACGGAACAAACTATAGCCCACAGGAGGCGTTGAACATGTACTTCCAAACTGGTAGTATACTTGGCAGGTCTCTGACCCAGGAGGGTGACATGAATAGGGGTAAGGTTCCAATCCAAGAGCTGAGTACGTCTAACGGTCAGGCTAAGATAGGTGCGTTGATAAATACATACCAGTACTACTTACAGATGATTAGAGATGTAACTGGACTCAATGAGGCTAGGGATGGTAGCGCACCAATGGAGGACACCCTCGTAGGACTGCAAAAGCTTGCCGCTAATGCGTCAAACGTAGCGACACGACACATACTACAGTCAAGCCTGTATTTATCTGCCAGAACGTGTGAAAACATATCATTAAGAATAGCTGACTCTATTGAGTTTGCATTGACAAACAACTCACTACAGGAGGCTATAAGTGCATACAATGTGGGTACGCTTCAGGAGATAAGTAAGTTACACCTACATGACTTTGGTATATACCTTGAACTTGAGCCAGAGGATGAGGATAAGGCTCAGTTAGAGCAAAACATACAGATTGCGTTAAAGTCTGGTGGCATAGACATAGAGGATGTTATAGACATCAGAGAGATACAGAACATAAAGCTTGCCAACGAAATACTTAAGCAAAAGAGAAAGAAAAAGGCCGAGGCTGAAAGACAGGCTCAGATGCAAAACATTCAGGCACAGGGACAGGCAACGCTGAGGCTGCTGAAAAAGCTGCAATGGCTGAGGTGCAGAAACAACAGGCGCTGACACAAGAAAAGGTTAGTATAGAGCAGGCCAAGTCTCAGTTTGAAATACAAAGACTTAGGGCCGAGGCTGAGATTAAGCGAGAGTTAATGCAGGTTGAGTTTGACTTTAATATGCAGTTGGCACAGGTGAGGGCTAACGCAGAGGGTCAGAAAGAACAGAGTATAGAGGACCGAAAAGACAAGAGAATTAAGATTCAGGGAACTCAGCAGAGTGAACTCATCAACCAAAGAAAAAACAACTTACTACCAACAAACTTTGAGTCCTCTGGAAACGATGTATTGGGTGGTATTGGCTTAGAACAGTTTGAGCCGAAGTGATTTTAAACAATTATATATTATATTATGTCAGAAGTAAAAGTAAATTTATCGAAAGTCAAGCCTAAGAAGGCTAAGGAAACAGTAACTAAGTTAGACCTTTCAAAGAAAAAAGAAGATGCCGTTCAAGAGCCAAGCACAGATGAAGTACCTGTACTCAACCAACCCGAAACTAGCGGAGAAGTGGAGAAAGGAACACCCGAATCAAAACCTGAAGGCACTACCGAAGAAGTCACCAGTTCAGATGATGGGGGTGAGCAAGAAGAAGTAGTAATACAAGAAATTACTGAAGAAGAGGTAAAGCCTGTTGTTGAAGAGACAGAGGATAAGGTTAAGGTAAACCTACCAGAGGGTGTAGATAAGCTGGTAAAGTTTATTGACGAGACAGGTGGGGACTTACAGGACTATGTAAGATTAAACGCAGACTACTCTACTGTGGATGATAAGGCTTTATTGAAAGAGTACTATAAAAAAACAAAACCACATCTTGACGATGAGGAAATAGATTTTGTGATGGAAGAAAACTTTCATTACGATGAAGACCTTGATGATGAGCGAGACATCAAGTTAAAAAAACTTGCTCAAAAAGAAGAGGTTTCAAAGGCCCGTTCTTTTCTAGATGATTTGAAGGATAAATACTACGAGGAAATCAAGTCGAGGCCCACGCAGTCCAACGAACAAAGAAAGGCAATGGACTTTTTTAACCGCTACAAGGAGGGTGAACAACAAGCTGAGGAGTCTAGAAGTTTATTCAAATCTAAGACTAAGGACTTTTTCCAAAACGATTTCAAAGGTTTTGATTTCAATCTAGGAGAAAAGAAATTTAGATACGGGGTAAGCAATCCAGACTCAATTGCTGATAATCAGTCTAGCATTAACAACATATTGGGAAAGTTTCTCGATGACAAGGGTAATGTTAAACAATTTGATGAGTATCATAAGGCAATGTACGCAGCTCAAAATGTTGACAAAATTGCCTCACACTTTTACGAGCAGGGTAAGGCTGACGCTATCAAGGATGTTTCTGTTAAGTCTAAAAACATAACAGGTGAAGCTCCTAGACAAACGTCAAACGACAGTCTGTTTATAAATGGTTTAAAGGTTAAGGCTGTCAACGGTATTGACTCCTCCAAACTTAAAGTAAATAAAAATAAATTTAAAAATTAATAAATTATGGGAACATTTGCAACTAACGACCCGTTGGGTTCGTTTTCCTTGGTACCTACTCCTTTTAAGAGTGTTACTCAAGGTTCTTATTTAAACTTTGCTGATGGAAGCGGAAACGACTTCGCACAGCAGTATCTACCTGAAATCTATGAAGCTGAAGTAGAGCGTTACGGTAACCGTACAATCTCTGGTTTTCTTCGTATGGTTGGGGCTGAGATGCCAATGACTTCTGACCAAGTTATTTGGTCTGAGCAAAACCGTCTACACCTTTCTTTTGAAGGTGGTATGGGTGGTGGAGGAGCTACTACTGTTTCTGCTCCTGCTATTGCCGCTGGTGCAACAGCAATCACAAACGTAGCTGGTGAAAACTCTGCTGGAGAATCTATTCAACCTATTATCCGAGCTGGTTCTACTATTGTTGTTTATAACACAGTAAGCCTAAACTCTGTTAAGTGTTTTGTTGATGCCGAGCCTGCTGCTGGAGCTACTAACTGGGATGTTAACGCTTTTCCTTACACTGCTGCTAACTTGAACGCAGTTTCTACTGCTGTTGGACAGCCAGGTGAAGGTGGAGAGGTTAAAATCTTCGTATATGGTTCTGAATTTGGTAAGGGTACTGACTCTATGAGTGGTTCTATTACACCATCATTCACTCAGTACAACAATAGCCCAGTAATCATCAAAGACCAGTATGAGGTTTCAGGTTCTGACGCTTCTCAAATTGGTTGGGTTGAAGTTACTGATGAGGCTGGACTTTCTGGATATCTTTGGTACTTGAAGGCTGAAGGCGAGACTCGTCTACGTTTT